GGAACTGCCGCTGAGCCTGCTATATTTGCAGGTACTCGCAGTTCATCTGCGTCTGGCTTTGGTGGGTAGCGTAGTTCCGTTCTAGCCTCGTTGGGAGCTAGAACTCCTCCATTTACTAGAGTAGAGTAATAGCTGGCTGAATCTCGCATCTCTGGTTGTAGTGCTGAGACTCTACTTGCTTCATGGGCAAGATTATAGCCCAGAAAACGTTCTAGTGCGCTATTAACCATAGTTACTAGGGGTAGTACAGTCTCTAGATAGAATAAACGTAGGTTAGGTTGGAGGTTGGCATTATTACCCGAGTTTAATAGTATCTCTGGTACACCTAGAGATACTAGAATTTGTTTCTCCTTGAGAGTAATAGAGGCCTCGAAGTCCAATTCGCGGAAGTTTACGTCTGAAACCTTATCAAGCTTCAAACCGCCATCTAGAATAATAGGCCGTTTGGCACCTTTATTTGGGCTATACTCACGTGACCAGCTCTCCACCATGCGAGCCTTAACTTTATCTCCGAGTACATTCTCAGAAACAAGTACTAGTCCTGGCACAGCCCCATTCTTGAAGAAGTTTGCCTGGAAGGATAGCATACTAGCGCGAGTATTAATACTATCAGCTGTAGACTTTAACCTACTAGTTCCACTATAGATTGATGTAGCTGAGTTATCACAGATGTGAATAATCTCGCTAGGTAGGAAAGTAGTGGTACCACCATATTTATAACCCTTGACGTAAGTCAGTTGGTCTGTTAAAATCTCTACGTTGGCTGCGGGAAGAACATATAAGTAAGCACCATCCCAGTAAATAAAGGCATTACCTTCTAGAACTAGGTCAGTGTATAGTAGCCTACGGAACTTGTGTATGTCTATATAAAGATTTGGTTGGTAATTTAAAAGAGTATTTACTTTAGTTTTACGAATATTATTAACTACGGCTGTGATAGGTAGTTTCTCTGTAACATCAACGTTGAAACTAGCAGCACCGTTAACGATCAAGTCTACAGCTCTACGAACAACTGGTACGTTATCATATGCTTGTGCGTAGTTATATGAAGGCTCAGGGTATATAGAACTCCCTTCATCTTGAGCTATCAAGGCTTGAGCGGGGTTAAGTTTGCTGCGTATATAATTAGATAGTTTTTCCAGCATTCTTATCCTTTTGAATCTTTACCCAATTCGCCTGCTTCGCTGCGGTGTGCAGCATAGGCTTGGGGCCGTAAATGCTATGGAGCTTAGCGTGGTGTGCAGCACATAATGTTACGCAGTCCACATACAATTCTTGCTGATGTTCGGCTATAAAGGCGTCTCTGTGAAATAGCACATCATCTACATCTTTAATCTCAGTACCCGTTGCCTTCTTCCAGGCTTCCCAAAGTAGTGTTACTGATTTGTAGTGATGTAATTCTAATGGCTCTGTAGCCCCACAAATCGCGCAAACCTCACCATGCGGGTATCTTGCTTTGGCTTTATCCCGAACGTACTTTACTTCTAAACGTTTCAATCCAGTGTTGGCTGCCATGCTCTTCTACTTGTAATTTTCTTGCTCGTAAATTTTTATCATAAGTGCCATTATAGTCTTATAGAAAAATAAAATCAAGCTCATTTTTAATATATGCCAACGTTACTACGATAGCTGTATAACGCATAGCGAAGCGCATCCGCAACGTGGGAAAACTGGTCATGAAGTGGTTTCTCACGCAATAGACTTGGTGAAGGATCCCAGCGGTACTGGTCTAGTGCTGCTAGCGTATGTTTACACTTAGGACTAACAACTAGCTTACCTTGCTCCACAATTGCTTGAACATAAGCGATACCATCTAGAACTGACTTAGTAGCGTTAGTAGTAGAGATATCGTGATTCTGTGCCCAGTCAAAGCGAGTCTGCTGCGCTGCGGAATCAATAAAAATTACCTGTACGTCGTACTTCCTTTCTAGCTCTTTACATACGGCTGCATGCTCATCAGTTGTTCTGTTTGCTTCTAGATACTCGTCTACAGCATAGAACTTCTCGCCATCAAAGGCTAGAACTAGCATAGCGGTGGGGTCACGGAAACCAACGTCGATACCCATGATATGTTCCATTCCGCTAGTATCTACTTCAACTGCGCTAGCATCTGCATCGAATTTGTATACCTGATTTTCGAAAACACTAAAGCTAGCCATATACTCCTGCTCGAACTTGGCTTTAGACATAGTAGCGCGAGCTTCTTCAATATCTTCTTCGTTTGCACGAGGATTCGCTCTATAATCTGCGTGAACTGAAGCCCACTTAGAATAGGCCGGTAGGTCTGAGAACCCATTTTGCCAATACTGGGAAAACCAATTAAGTCTGCCGCGCGGTGTAGAAATGAAGATGGCCTTAGAGTTAGGTTTATCTAGGGTTGGCCGTAAAGCAACTTCGAATGCCTCTTTACCCTCAGCCGTTAAGGCCGCCTCGTCAAACAATATTAAATCATACGATCTACCCACAACTGAGTCAACTTGCGATACTGAACCCATTCTAATACTAGAACCATTGGATAATTCTATGACCCGATCCTTAGCGTTGTCCCTCACAACCTCTAGATCAAATTTTTTGATTAGTTTACGTTGCTCCTCAAAGGAGATACTAGAGAGTGAATAATTAGGTGACATAATTAGTACTGCACATCCAGGTACTAGAGAAATTACTTGTGCGATTACATTCGCTATGGTTGTTTTGCCCACGCGACGAGATACGGCAGCAGTAACGAATCTATACTTAGGATTATTAATAGCATTAAGGATAGCAATTTGCGGGCCATTAAGAGTCATTCCTAGTAATTCGAGGTATTTATCAATAGGAAGCTTAATGAACCGCTCATGCACCATAAAATCCTGAATCTCGGTAGTGCTTATGTCAGGTCTTGATACTTTTAGCATTAGTATAATTTCCGCGTATTAAAGGTTAATAGGCTGGTGCATATAAATCACCGGCCTACTAAGTTTTTACAGTTTGGGGGCTACTAGGACTTCTACGTGCTCATAAAGAACGTAGTCAGTAGCAACGGCTAGAGTAGCGTTGAAAGTAACGTTGAAGTTGCTAGCAGTATCTACAGTAGTTGCTAGGAAACCACGAGCACCTAGGCCATTAGCGTTTACGCCAGTACTAAAGTTAACAGCAGCGCTACCGCGGTTACCAACAGTAAAGTCGTATAGAGCTGAAGCGGTTGTAGTAGCAGCGCTAGATAGCCAGGTTCCTGCTCCACCCTTAACTACATAGGTCTTAGCACCAGCAGAAGAGTTCTGCGATCCAGCGAAGTTAATCTTGATGGAACCGTTAGCACCGACTAGTCCACCAGCTACAGTAGCAGTAACTAGAGCGACTTCAGTAGTAACGCCGGTATAGTTAGTAGCTTCGCGAGCATCTACGATTGCTGTAGGAGCACTAGGAACAGTAGGAACACCAACTAGTACTTCGTCGTATACAGTACCAACAGTAGTGCTAGACATTACACACCAATAGGTTCCAGCTGGGGCATCAGTATAAGCAGCATCGGCAGGTAGAGCTAGCCAAATACCACTAGAGTATACAACTGGTAGAGCAGTACCTAGAGTAATAGCTCCATTAGGGGCAACTGAACCACTTGGGGCGATGCCGACGGGAATAGTAGACTGGGCAACTAGACCGATACCTTCTAGTCTATCGTTCATTAGTTCATCGAAAGCGGCTAGAGTACCTGTGAAGGTTTCGCCGGTTTTGCGGTTAGTGGCACGAATGTTTTCACCACTAGTAGTTACAGTAGTCCACTCGTATGAATTTCTAAAAATTGGGAAGCTCATTTATTTCTCCTTAAATTAGCCTTAGTAGGCTAGTAGTTTTTAATTAGCCTAACAGTTTTCCAAGTAAGTCTGAGTAATTAGGCTGGTTATTGTTGATTTGAATATTGGTTTGCTTTTTGATACTAGAACCTTCTTTAGCTTTTTCGTATTCCGTAATAGCCTTTAATTCGTCCATACGCATCTTATGAGCTAGCGTCAGCAAGTCTGCAATATCTTTAGTACTACCTAGACCAGTTTCTACCATCTCAGAGAGTTTAGTCTCGATAACCGAGTCCATAACTTCTGCTATCTTATCCCTATTTCGGTACCCGCTACTTAGGTATACGTGGTCTAGGTATCTTTTAACTTCGGGCTTATTTAAATATTGTGACACTAGAGTATCATGTATACCTAAACGCCTAGCAGTTTCAGCGATTGACTGAGTGCTAAGGTACACTTGCATTATTTCTAGAGACTCAGGGGAGATGGGAACTATTTCGTTGGTTGACATGGCCTTCTTTTGGTAGTAGAATTTTTAACTGTTAGTGCATTCTACAATAATACGAATATAAAATCAAGCCTATTTTTAACTAGAACAAACTAACAATATTTACAGTTTGGGGTCAGCACACTTATAATCTCTTTCTAGAAAATTTCTAATTTACCGCGCGCGGGTGTGCGATACGTCTATGCAAAATGAAAAGTCTGATAACCGCCCCCGGAAGTGATAAAAGTGAAACAACTGACAAAATCGCGGTGTAGCGGGTTTCCGCGATTTTGTCAAGTATTTTTTACCGGAAAATTACGTCGATTAAAATTTGATAAAAAGATACCCGACGGGTTTTGTAAAAATTAATCCGCTGATATTCGGAAAAAGCAAGTATTTTTTTCATCTCATTCATCCTGTATTGGAAAGCCGATATTCTATTGGGCTTTCCGTACACTTTGCAAGCGGTTTTTTCTACCTGTATAAATAAAAAGCGGTAGTATTGTCCTCAAAATGGATTATATCAATATCTGCTAACTTTTCCGTAGTGCCTTCGGAGTTAGTAATTATAAAATAGACTTGTGAGTCTATAGGCTCGCTTTGCAATACTTCAATCAATTCGGCGACTGTCATTTTATTAATTCGCCCACCTAATAAGTGGGCGAATTCCGGTTAGTTAATCACTTCGTCCCATTGCCGAAAAATGCCGCGATACTTTTCGCGTGTTTTTTCATGCTTTGCAGTTTTCCCTTTCTGATGGCTAACACTTCCCCACAATTCCACGCGGCAATTACCGCTTGTTTTCCGCGTTTTTTGCTGTAGGTATCGCCATTGCTGCATTGTGCGATGGCAAAGTGTAGAAAGTCGCCGTTCTTACACGCTTCCTTGATTGCTACGGTTACACCGTACACGGGAAAATGATAAACCTTGCAATCATTGTGCATCTCAAAAAGTTGCTTGTTCATGCTATTTGCTCCAAAAAATTGAAAAACGGGGGTGCTACGGGGTGCTACGGGGTGCTACGGGGTGCTACGGGGTGCTACGGGGTGCTACGGGGTGCTACGGGGTGCTACGGGGTGCTACGGGGTGCTACGGGGTGCTACGGGGTGCTACGGGGTGCTACGGGGTGCTACGGGGTGCTACTTGGCGATAAACCCATGACGCAATTGATAATCCCGCCAGTTATAAGGTTTGATTTTTTCACGCCATTTTTTGCGCTTGAGAATGGCTCTCAAAATCGGCAATTCATAATCAATACAATCCTCGATAGATGTATGTGGCTCCGGGGGCAACATGCCACCGGAAAGAAAAGACGCCATTACTTCCGCGTTAGTTTGATACGTGCAATTGCGCAATTCCGTGGGCGGATTAATACAATGATTATCCAAAACAAACGCTCGAAAGGCTTTCGTGCTCCCAAAGTGACCGATAGCGGCGTGCCATAAACAGAATTGATCGGTAAAGATGGACAAGTCAATTCCGGTTTTTTGGCATTTGTCTTTGTCAAAAGCAAGATTGAAAGCGGTTACACTTGGAGAATAAGTTATCATTGCTTGCATAAGCCATTTATTAATGGCCGATACACTCGCAAGCATTCGTGTTCCATTATTCAAATGTTCCACGTAATTCTGATTCCGTTTCTCCAATCCGCGTTTTGTCCAAATTTCGTCTTTGGAATTAACATCAAAAAACAATTCTTCCACGCCGAAAATGCCCTTGATTAATACGGCGATTCTTTTATGAATTTCCCCATTTCTATCAACGATAATGGCGCCAAAATCAACCACGCGCCCCGATAGGGTAGTCTCGGTATCAACCAGCAAATACCATGCCTTCTTTGCCATTATTTCGATTTCCTATAAAAAAACATTGCAATTAGTCCACCTAATGCGGAACCAGTACCGGCGAATATCAATTTGATATAGTCGCCGTCTAGCATTAACTTTGCATACACTCCAACGACTAAGGCATCAAATGCCGTGAACACGTAACTTGTAAAGAATGCCCTAATAAAGTATCCACGGGTTACGTTTAATTGCTGCGCAACTCGAATGCCTACACTTCCGGCAGTCAATAGCATAATTCCTAAGTATGGCAAGATTTCCATTGGTTAACCTTTACAGAAAAAATTGATTAATGCCGTGATAAAACTAAGACACGAAACAATCGCCACAAATACTGATAAGCGCATTTTGATTTCCTAAAACGCCGGGAATTGCCCCGGCGTGGATTAATTAATCAGCCAATTCCGGGTTTTCCGTTTCCACGGTTTCCGCGTCAGTCTCGAAAGATTCCATTGCCGCTTTCCGGAATTGAGCGTTTTCATCCAGCAATTTTTTGATTGCTTTGAGAATTCGCTTATTCGTCCTGGCGAGGCTGCTAACGTCATCAGAAACGGTATCGGGCAGATAGGCGGCGATAGAATCAGCCAATTCCTCGCGGGAAATTACGCTTTCCCCCGTTTTTGTCAGATTTTCCGCTTTTTGATACAAGCCTTCCCGAACAAGCTTCATGCGACAGGACGCAGGAGTCCGCCTCATCTTTGCCGCTACTTCGTCAATTCGCTTGTTATCGCGGCCCACGGCATCCCATGCGGCAACCAGTGCGATAGTCTGTTCTGCGGTCCAATTTGCAGGTTTTTTGCTAGATTCGGCCATGCTATTTACTCCAAAAGATTTAAAAACGGGAATCGGATTAGAATCTAATCCGCCATTCCGGCCTAATTAATAAGCCGGAATAACTGATTAATTCACCAATTGAATTCAAGCAATTTTTTACAAGTTTCATGATTGGATATTTCCCCATCCAATTTCCAACCTTGAATACTGGACAGTTCATCAAAACCGGAATAAATGCCGTGTCCAGACTCTACGTAGATCATTTTCTGGTAAATCCCGCAAGATTGACGAACTGCAAACCATTTACCATTAACCATTACTTCAATCATTTCAAACTCCAATCAATGAGGACAAAATTATCCCGGTGGCCTTCCGGCCTGGCCTTGCTGTTGCTGTTTCGATGGGATGAATTATCCAGACTCCTACTAACACCGTCAAGCGGTTTTGAAAAAATTTTGAAGATATTTTGAAAAATTTTTAAGTCCTTGATTTTAAAGGCTTTTTTCTTTTCGGCCTCTTTTTAGTCTTTAGACGTGTACGCGATAACACACTATCCGGCCAAGCGCAACAATTATTTTTCATACACACGAATAGCACGATATTTGGCAGGTAGTCAACCGCGATTTTTCACTAGCACGAAAAACGCTAACAGTCAAACTTCCTGCAAAAAAGTGTTGTTTTTTCGCACATGCCGTTTTAAGGCGTTTTAAGGCGTTTTAAGGCGTTTTCCCGTTTCCTGATGGTAGGACATAGGACAGCACTAGAACGTCGATTCTAGGAAATCCCTTTAGAATCAAGGACTTACAAGCGTTTTTTGCTATAGAAAAATTTTATTTGACAGCACTAGAAAAATACTATCCACCAGGCCGGCCTATGAAATTTTTTTATATGGCTATAAGTTTTTCTTATGGCTACCACGAAAAAAGTTTTTTGTAAATAACCCTCTAGAGTTATTGACAAGCCTACCGCCGGCGTGAGACAATGTGGATTTGTTGTTTTCCAGGAAGTTAGTGAGAATCATTCGCATCCATGTTTTTGATGTTTTTGATGTTTTTGGCGTTTTTGACGTTTTTGACGTTTTTGACGTTTTTGGCGTTTTTGACGTTTTTGACGTTTTTGACGTTTTTGACGTTTTTGACGTTTTTGACGTTTTTGACGTTTTTGACGTTTTTGACGTTTTTGACGTTTTTGACGTTTGGCCCTCCGGGCCAGCGCGGCTTCGCCGCGCCTGAGTAGTAAATCGACGAAACAATTTTAAGCTTGCCACGCGCCCCAGTGAAAAAGTGAAACAAGCGCAAAATTATCTACGCGCCCTAGTGCAAAATCGAAACAACATCAGTATTATCTCTGCGCCCGCCAGTACGAAACCGAGTCAACCTCAAAATTCGTTTCTAGTACTAGTCTGCGCCAATTATACTTCTCCACATCATGTAAAATCAAGGCCAGATTCCTGACCCCAAACTGAACTAACTGTAGCAGTCCCCGCAACACCCAAACTTAAGCGACTAACCTAATTTCCGCGGTTTGGGGTAAAAATCTGAGGTTGAACAGGTTAGCGGTTTGGGGTAAAATATTACTACAGTTTACGAAAAGTGTAAATTGTAAAGTGTAAAGTGTAAATCGCAAGTAGTAAATAGGAGAATTAAGAATGGAAAGTAGAACTAAACAGCTTGTAGCGACGGCTAGGATACAAGGGTACTCTTGGGGAGATATTGCACAAACTTTAAGTATTCCAGAAGGTACACTAAAATACTACGTCAAAGGTGTAATAAAGCCAGCTTTTAAAGATAGTGAGTTATACAAGCAGTACCTAAGCGAAGAGCAGTTCCCTACTAGTAAAAGCAAGGAAGAGGAGTCTATTCCTAAGGTTGTAAACCTACTAACTGAATCTGAAGTAGACCTGTTGAAGGAGGCTTTAAAGGATAGAGACTTATATAAGCAATGTCTGAGCAAAGAGTCTTTGCCTACTAGTAAAAGCAAGGAAGAGCAGTCTCTTCCTAAGGTCGTAAACCTATTAACTGAATCTGAAGTAGACCTGTTGAAGGAGTTAACCCCTAATAGTACTAGGAAATTGATAGGAGAATTTTTAGCACTCTTACTTAACGTTAGGTTTAATCCTTTAGTTACTGATGTTGAGCAAGAAATGGCTGATAGCAGAATTAAACTAGTGTACGTATTGTTACACGAATATCTGCAACGTAAGCAACAAGTATAATAGTGTAGTATGAAGTCAACTGTAAAAGTAAGGATATAGGAGTATTAAGAATGGATGACAAGGCAAAAGAGTTTGCAGTAAGAGCTAGAGATGATGGATTCACTTGGGCAGAGATATCTATAGCTTTAGGTGTTAGCGAAGGTAGTGTTAGATATCATGTTAAGGGTAAAGGTAAGTCTAAACAGGCTTTAAAGGATACTTTATTATACAAACAGTATTTGAGTAAGGATCCATTCCCTGAGGAAAAGAAGGATGAGGAACCTAAAAAGGTGGTAGTACCAGTTGGAGTAACTGCTCAAGCTTTACTGGTAAATGACGATGAATCTTACGCGTGGAGTCACAGGAAACCAAATAAAACCTTAGCGGACCTTTCAGCGCTACTAGAGATATACTATAGAGTTAAGTTTGCTCCGAATATCTGTGACAAGGACTACCTAATGGCTGAGAAGTGGATAGCCTGGGTGTACAATAGGCTAGAGGAGAACTTCGAACCTAAGAAAGTGTCTTGAGATAAAAATTTTTGCGTTTTACGAAAAGTGTAAAACGCAAATCGTAAACCGTAAAACGCAAATCGTAAAACGCAAATTTTGACTCGGCGCCTATTATACATCTCCACAGCAATAATTGTCAACTGTGTATTTATAAGCCTTACCCCAAACTGGAAAGATTATAAAACCTATGAAATGTCCCGATTTCTGCGGTTTACTAGCTGTTTTCCCTCGATTTCTACAGTTTGGGGTCAATTTGTCCGATTTCTACAGTTTGGGGTCAATTTGCGCTGTTTTTGCACAGAAAAGCCTCTAAAATGCAAAAAGCCGCTATTTAGCGGCTTTTTTGTTACCAATCTAGTAAAGAGCTTTTCTTGCTAGGGTTGGACTTATCCTCTAAGTTTGTTAGAGGTGTCAATGAAGGATCTAGTACATCAAAATCCTGCAAATTAGTAATCATGTCACGGTGGCGAATACTTGGTGAGAAAATCCATGTCTGCGTTAGCATGTGCCAGTAGAACTTGGATAAAAACTCCGACCCTAGTGGGTGGTCAGGTTTGAATACTCGCTTAATTGTTGCATATCCAGTATCTAGAATAGAACCGTTTTTGGTGGCTCTATTCTTTAGGTCCACTCTAAAGTCAAAGTCAAATACATCAATAGGCTCATGGCTAGGAGATTCAATGCCTAGCATGTCTTCATACTCACTATCTCCCATCTCCGTGTCGTAGGTTTTTTGAGCGCGCTTTGCTTGCTTACCTAGTGAATCTAGGTATTCTTTAACCTCTAGAACCTCGGATAGGGTTTTACCTAAAATAGCGTTAGACATTCCAATATGGTCGTGAATCCAACTAGAGTACTTAATCTGGTACTTATCTCTGTAAGCAGCCATGATAATAGGTACCGCAGAAGAGTGTTGTGTATTTTTACTTTGTGACACTACGTAATCTGAGCGGTTGTGCGTAGCTAGAATCCTGTAAACTAGGCGTACTTGCTCTGTAGTATAACCTCCTTCTAGGACTTTAGATGTACCTAAGAAGCTAAAAAGTTGCTCCATAGAAAGTCTAGTATTTTTATTAATTTCTATAGTAGGGCGTGCTGCCGTTACTACTGGCTTAATGTGTGTTAACCAGTCTTTATCGTTAGTCTTAATTAGACTTGGATTTTCTAAAGCCGCACGTAAGAAGTCTACTTCTAGTGAGGCTAGGTTACTTTGCTGTTTTGAATTACTCTGCTTCATTTTGTTTCCTTTACTGACTTGGTTTGGTATTATTTTAAGTGGTAATAAGAACTTACAAACCACAGTCCTCACCCACTTACATCTTAAATAATATTTTACCCCAAACTGTAGAGACTTTCAACCTCAAAATTACACACTAGATAGCACAAACTTTATAGGTTTGACCGATTTTTCCAGTTTGGGGTCAAAAGCGGATTAGAAACCCTTGCGGTTTGGGGTCAAACTGGTTCTGCGCTTTTCTGACCCCAAATTGTAGAAATCAAAATTCCAAAAAGTCGAAAAAACCTAAATATATCAAGAAATTACCTTTCTAGGAATTAGAAAGGGCTGGAGAATATTAATTTAACATTTCTAGAAATTCTTTTCTCTAGAAACCGCTTGAGAAGGGGTGGCTCAGTTCGCTTAAAATCAACGGAAAACGGTAAAAACCCGAAACATTCTTATTTTACGTCTTTTTTTCTTTGATTTTAATAATTACAGCTTCGCCCTCGTGTACAGATGCGCTTGCTTTAGACTTTATAGAGCAGATAGGCCTTTTATCCATGGTGAAAAAACCTATCTGCTGTTTCTCTAAAGCAGCGCATCTGTCGTTCTGTTCCTAACATTATACACTCCTGTCACTACAAAAACAATATTTTTTTTTCTCAAGCAATTTTTCAGTGTAGAAACGATAGCAAACGTGGACCCCAAACTGGGAAAACCGTAGCGAGGGACATTATCAAAATTTATTTTTCGCTGTTTTCGCATTTTCCTACCACATCTAAATCAGAAAATCTCACCTATATTTTTATCGGAAAATTCGCTCGATGTTCAAGTGTATTTTTTCGCTTCATTAAAAGTCACCCCAAACTGGAAAAATCGAGAGTTCGACTAGTTGTATCCCACCCCAAACTTATCAAACTGCATTAACAGTCGAAACCACCTAGAACCAAAGAAAAAGCCCTAGCTACAACAGCCAGGGCCAATCTTTCTAGTTCATTTAGGTTTTCTAGTGAACTAGATTTTACAGTTTAATCACCTTTTACGGTTTGGGGAAAGCACTCTTAACGGTTCCAAGTTAAAGATTTGCAGTTTGGGGTCAGTAACACTTTCTAATTCCATTTCTATTTCCATTTCTAGACCTTAAAGTAGTTACGAATGAACTCTAGTCGCTCTTGCTCACCCAAGACCTTAGGCATTTCTAGGAGCATTTGAGAGAACTCTTCGTCAAGAGCTAGACGACGGTTAGAGCGTGCAATAGCTTTAGACTGTAGATACCAAGGTGACTTTAGCTTGAAGTTAACAGAACCATAGATGCAAAAACCCTCATGCCTAACTTTCTTAGATAACTCTAGTACCTCACCAAACGTAGCCTGAAAGTACTTAGGACGCTTATATCCAAACTGTCGTGCTAGTGAGTCTAGCTTCTTTTCCTTTTCTAGATAAGAGGTGTATACTAGTGAACCAGCGGTACGGTATCCTAGTAGATAAGCTCCTTCTAGCTCAGGAATAATATGAGGATCTTCCGGCGCTACAATCTCAAACAAATAAGTAACACCATTTAGCTCAGGTAGCCCAGAATCTCCAATGTAACGCTTAGCAATTTCAACGTACTTAGAGTCGAAAGAACCAGTAGTCGTTACTAGCCACGCTTCGTCATGCCACGTAAGAGCTGCCATAAAACCGTTAATCTTTTCAACTGCTAGTACAACTTCGTCTAGTGGAACTTTGGTATCATTTTCTAGATAGTTGAAAACCTTGGTGAACGGGTTTACTACTACGTTACCTTCAGAGTCAACAACCCGCCCACGACACTCAATTAATTCATCGTTCCATAGATTGTCCCAGAACACTCGCTTAGAGTACTTAAGCATGGTCAATCCGTTATGTTCTTTCTTCATTACTAGTGGCTTCATTCTCTTGACCCCAAACCGTAAACTTCTAACTGTTGAATTGGTAAACCGTAAACTTCTAGTTGTGAAATTGGTTAAACTTGCGTATTGTTAAACTTATGTTCTAGTAAACAGGTGCGCTAGGCTTAACAGGCTTTTTGCACAAGACGGCATAAACAAACCTACCCCAAAAATCACCTAGCATTGATTCTGTGTTGTATTTAGAATTATATAGAAAAGCAGTTTTATTAGCGATATGTAGCCGCCAGTCTTCTTTATGTAGTTGCATTGCATTACTACCTATAGTGCTATAGCGCTCCCACAAACCAGCTTCAACCTCTTTTATTACTTTAAGTGCATTACGTCTACGCTGCAAAAAATCTTTAATTAGTTTCATAGTGAATAGCCTCTTCACGACAGCTAGGAAGTCCTAGTAGCTCCATAGTGGTAATGAGGGAACCACAAACCATCTGATCTTCAAAGATGCATCCACCACAGTAAGCACCTTCTACTGCTTTAATCTTAACTTCCTCAGTGTAGGATGGCTTAACTTGATACTCCATATTTTCTATCCAGTTAGGCTCATCAATATCAGTCCAACCACAGCCATTATGCCTATACTGAATCTTAGCCCCGTTAAGCCAAGCAATTACTAGTTCTTTATGCTTCTTCATTGCGTTCTCCATTCAAAGAAATAATTATAGAAGGTTTTACTAGAAAAGTTAACCCCAAACTTAAGCTCTTAAGTTTTAGAGGTTATGAAACAGTTCTGCAAATGATAGCACTTCTTTAGCTACTAAATCATGAACTAGCGCATCAATTTCTAGATCACAAAACTCATCAGGTACTTCTAGGGTAGCGTAGTCATCAGACTTATGGCTCATCTGACCAATCTCATTGTAGTAACACCAGCAACCATCACACCAGTAATAAATCTTAATCATCTCTTACCCCAAATTGTAGAAAGTGTTAATTGTAGAAAGTGTTACTCAAGCTCTTGATAGTTAGCTTTCATTCTAGCAACAACTTCAGCCGGAACACCGTGTACACTCTCGTAGCTACCTTTACACTCAATGATCTCATAAGGAAATCCTAGTGCAACATACTTAGCTAGTTCCCAACGCTTAATAAAGGTATTAGAGACAACTACGTTGTGCCCTTCTTCTAAGTGCTTTCTAGTAAGGTACAAACACCAGCTATGTGCTCTACCAATCTTAGTAGGCTCAAACTTATAGTTACCTTCTTCATCTTCAAAATACATATCAGCTTCTAGATGAACAGTAGCTAGCCCTTGTTCTAGTAGTTCTCTAGCCTTTGTAGACTTACCAGAACCGGGCACACCGCGAATTAAATATAGCATTGGTTTCACCATTTAACTTGAATAGTTTTAGAAGCATGAAATACTTTGACAATAAAACCCTTTTCATTTAGAAAATTAATTGTCCGCTCTCGTAAAGATGCATCCTCAATACGAACATCACGCTGCATATCACCAGACTTATCGTATTCAATGCTGAGTAGCAAACCTTCACAGAACCGTTGAACATGAATCTCCCTAACCATTTCAGCATAAGTTTTTTCAGGTACTTTGGGAGAGTTACCAGTGAAAGTATCTTTCAAGTCTTTAATAAGTAGTTTAAGGAATTCCATTTCGTTCTCCATTCAATAAAGTAATTATAGAGTATTTCGTTAAAGCATTCGACCCCAAACTTTAGAGGTTGAAACTATTTAAGAACCTCAAGTAGCTTTTCTTTCTCCCAAACTACTATATAGTTCCCAATCTTATCGTATAGTCTAGTAATAGAGGGGTAGAATGGTTCGTTGTTATAAACAAAGTAAACCCCTTGAGAGTTCATTACTAGCATTTCTCCTTTATTAGGTTTATACCTAACCTGCTCTCCAGCCTCATTGATAATGTAAATCTTAAACTTCATCTTTCTTCTCCAAAACGTAAATGTACCCTAGAACACAATCAGGAAGTCCTAGACTGAAAACGAAATCAACCCTAGGGTCTTCAAAGTGGTCACCAACCATAGATGAGCAGCCAATACCCATCAGGAGGCAGCCTCCACAGCTATTCCTACCAGAAGGCTTTGCTACAATATTTACAGTTTTAATCATCTTTCTTCTCCAGGATGTAAATATAACCGTCATGACAGCTAGGTAGTCCTAGATTTACTAGGAAATCAACATCCTCATTTGAACAACCAGGATAGAGCTCTCTAAGACACCCAGTACAAGTGATAGTTTCGACAGGTTTAGCAACAACAGTAATCTTAATCATATGTAATGCTCCTCAGCGAAATAGTCTTTAATCTTTTCAGCAACCTCTGCTTGGCCACCAGGACTATCCCCATATTTATTATATAAATAATCATTATCGAGAGTGATAGGAATGTAGTAATTAAAACCACCTTCATACACTATAATAAACCACTTGAACATACCGCCTTCTTTAACTATACGGTACTTATACTTCCTACCATCAACCAGAATGCTTTCCACTTTTGTTCCTATAAGCTATACCAATAAAGTAATTATAAAGTAATTAAGTAGGTAAAGTAAGCTTAAAATTATAGCGTAGTAATGCAAAAGCCCTAGAATCCTAAAGAATCCCAGGGCTTATCTAAGTCTACCTCAATCTACCTCAAATTTATTACCTTTACTTAAGTTTTCTTTAGCTGTTAAATGTTGAAGATTAAATTCACAATGAAGTCCACACACTAAGTCATGCTGTAACGGAACTATATGGTCTACATGGTACCCAGAAGGGCACGTTTCATAAATTTGTTTTATAGTTATGAGGTTTGCCCAATTTGGGGTCGCCTGTAGTTTAGTTGCTCTACGCTTAGCATTTCTTGCATTAAATAGGTACTTGTTATTACTATAGTACTCTTTATGCCTCTCTTTAATAAGTTCAGTATTAGCTTGCCGGTAGTATCTCTGTCTATCTAAAATATGGTTTTTGTTACCTTTGTAATACTCTAACTTACAGGATTTACATTCAGAGTGTAAACCATCTTTCTTTGTACTATCTGGACTAAAATTAATATACTCTAGCAACCTACCACAGGAACAGCAGTGCCTCTTATGTACTAGTGTAGGGAGATATAATCTCCAAGGTCTACCACCTTTTTCTTTTATTATATGTGGGTATGCTTGCCTTAAACCTCTACTAAAATTAGTAGCCTCAGAGTAACCACAATACTTATATAGCTCTTCTGTACTTATTTCTAAAGCAGCTTCGATAAACTCTAGCCAAGTTATGTCCTTAACTCTATTCTTTCTATACTTAGGTAAGAATACTACTCCAACCCCAAACTGCTCAACTAGAGCAGTATAAATTTCTTCTATCATTTAAGACACCTCACTGTGTCGTAATACCTGGGCTAGGTCTGTGAGTTGACCAGGGGAGCTACCCTTTTCGCCCTTAACTATATAAATTCTTTTAGCTCACAAACTTATTATACGACACGCTAGGTATAAAAATCAAGTGTACTTTTTAATAAGTAAAGCCTCAAGCCCATTATTTCGTAGGCTTGAGGCTTTGGGTTAACAGAAGTTCATTGTACAGTAGACTCTAGGATTAGTTAGGAACTCTGCTAGGAAGTTAGCATCTTTAAGTGCTATGGTTAACTGTTTGGGGTCGTGTTCCTCACCCCAACCGTAGAATACACCGAATGCTAAGTAATTCCTAGAAATTTCTAGGTTACTACTATTAGTGTACCAATTACTATTAGGAAGGTCTAGATAAATATCTTCCTCATCTTCCATCTTAAACAAGTCAACTATACTTTCCATAGAGTCATCAAACTCTAGTACTAGAAGTAGTTCAGGTCGCATTCCCATATCATATCCTTTAGAGGTTATTGCAGTTTGGGGTTGTAGAGGTTACTTTACTCTTTCTCTTCGACTTCAGGTACAGTCTTTAGACACTTCAAACTATAGCTCTTTAGGTCAGCTCTACGGTATGTGTAGCTTAGGGTCATAGCTGCATCCATACACTGAACTTGGTTGTCAAAGAATTGAGTAGGCACTTGATAGTGTTCACCACTAGATAGTGTTAGTGCTACGATAAATACTACGCTTCCTAGCATTACCAGCTCACCTTTGCTTCATGGTCTCTAACCTGAGAAACTCTGAAACCCCTACTAGTAAAGAAGACGTCAACATACTGTTGAAGGAGTTTATCGTAGACTGCGAAGGTAGAAGAGAAAGACTCTACCTGAGCTTCTATAAGTTTTAGTGCCTTCGTACAGAACTTCTCATACTGAGACTTACGCAGCTTTTGTGCTAGGTTCTCTACAGGCTGCTTCTCTACCAGGGAGACTTCCTTTCGTGCCTTTAGAAGGTCAAATAGTAAGTTTACCTCTTCAGTTGTAGCCCTTAGTAATACTTCAGTATTATACGACGCATAGTTTGCGCTATAGTCCGCTTCAACTCTCATAAGCTGCATTATTTAATCTCCAGTTTTTCTTTAAGTTCTTTAAGTTCAGAGCCAGTAAAGCCCAAAGTCTGTAGGGTTACTTCGTTCCAGCGAGTACTAGGAACATCACGGATAAATTGCATCTCCTTACCCGAAAATGTAACAGCGTTGAGAATGTAATCCTCGAATGCTTCAACCAAAATTGGCACAATCGGTTTAATCAACTCAAGCATCGCTCTAGCATAAACCTGAATCTCTGGTTGAGCGTGTGCATGAAGGCGAAGTTTGAGAAAGTGAAACAAGTTGTGCAAATTCACCGTAGCGAACATACGACTGTAGGTTCCAACAGGAAGTACAGCCCTAGCAAGTTCTCGTGGGCAACCTAGGTCAATCATTTCCTGGTAGGCATCAAATGAAGCCTTACAGGTTCCTTCTAGTGTAGCTTGAATGTACTCTGCGTTATCATTTAGCTCACTAGAGCGCATCTGCTTATTATCTTTAGACTGCTCAGTAATACTAGATACTTCTGGGATAAAGAACTCCTCCGGAAGTTGAGTATAGCGAGCACTAATTTCATTGTATGCCCAGGTACGGTGCCTCATTAGCTGGCGTAAAGTAAAGATTTCGGCCTTAACCTCAAACGTAAATACAATGCTTTCTAGTGGGCTAGTATGCTTATTTCGTACTAGGTAGCGCAGTAGCGCGCGGTCTGAGGTTTTACTAGCGTCTCGCCAATCAGCGTCGTAGGATACTCTAGCAGAACGAACTGCTGATAGGTCACCACCCATATGGTCTACTAGACGAACGTAGCCTTCGTTATTGCATTTAATCAAGGAGGTACTCCTGCATTTCCTGTATAGCTTCTACTAGTAACTGGTACTTAATCTCAGGTACTAGGTATGCATCGTTAATAATTTCTTCTAGTGCTTCAATAAATTCTTTGCTTGTCATTTCAGCCAGTTCTCCCAGAGGTCTTCAAAGTTGTTAATAGGAAGTTTCTCACCATCTTTCCAAGTCACAGAAGGCTTTTGCTCTGCTTCGTATAACCACCACTGTAGCCAGTCAGCTTTATCCTCTCCGATAATTTGGGTTAATAGTTTCCAAAGTAGGTTGTCTACCTCGTTCGGAACAATACCCAAAATCGTATTATCTGGATTTAGTAGAACTAGCGCACTATTAATCGCTTGCTCTCTAGCACTAACTAGATTCTGTACTTCTAGAAATTCTAGGATTAGTTCTTTATTACACGAAGTCATAGGTAGCCTCAAAGATAGTTTTATCGCAGATATACTGCTCACCTTGAGCACCTGTCATTAGGTAGTCACCAGGCTTACCAATAGCGTAGTTTCCTTCTAGGGACTCAACGCGAAATTCTTCATCAATTTGAGCTGCATGAACTACGATAGGACGCTTCATGCAAGGCTTAGCAGTTTCTAGTTTGCCGAAAGTAGGAAAGGTTTTCATAGTAGGTTTTCTCGCTTCAGAATGTTTTTAATTGGTTTAGGAAGTTCTTCACCAGGAGAATCAGCATTAATCCACTCATCGTCTATAAGGATATAAATCTCAATATCAGGAGTAAAGCCAAGTAACTTGCCAACAAAACCCTGAGAGTACGTTACTGCTAGGATGCTGCCATTATCAGAAATTTTATACGATACAATCACGAAAGTGCTCCAACAATGAAAGGACCAAAAACTACTAGTGAGGCAATAACTAGCATAATTACTAGAGGTAAGTAATCCTTATTCACATAGTTCTCCATATAACTCTCGAATATCTTTCTCCCAAACAAACTTAGGCTTTTGCCAGAAGTAAGTTTTAACTTCAAACCCCAAGTTACCACTGGAATTCGCGTACCAACGTCCAGTAAGCGTTACCTTCTCGATAGTATCGTCATACCGTTTAACGAATACTTGCTCACACTTTGACATAGATATAACCTTCTGCACATTTAGGTAGGCCTAGTGTAACCAAACCTTTAATTAAATCGTGACAGCGCGTCTGATTGCTAGATACGCAGCCATCACAACCATAAGTTTCCGGTACTGCTTTAATATTAGCAAATTGAGGCTTAATACGGTATTCAGTATGGTTACTCCAGGATGGATGATTATCTTGAACATCGTACCAAATATTATCGGTTCTATACTGAATAGTAGCACCATTAGCCCAGGCAATGATTAGGTCTCTATGTTTTTGCACTTCGTTCTCCATTTAAAGAAATAATTATAAAAGAATTTGAGGAACTGTTCGACCCCAAACTTCAAACTTCAAACTTCAAACTTCAAACTTCAAACTTCAAACTTCAAACTTCAAACTTCAAACTTCAAACTTCAAACTTCAAACTTCAAACTTCAAAACTTCAAACTTCAAAGCTTAAGAGCTTAAGAGCTTAAGAGCTTCAAAGCTTAAGCTCTTAGTGGGGCCGAACTGTTCAGTTCTTAGCCTAGCAGATTCTTACGAACTTCTGCAAGGCTGGTTTGCTTAACTAGCTTACCGTTAAGGAATACAGTTTCAAGTACTCCTAATGTCTCTTCTAGTTCAGTTTGCTGATCGTATAGAACAAACTCACCATCTTCTAGTTCAACACGAAGCAGACCCTTAGCAGACTTCTTCATACCAGAGTCAGTTTTAGGGTTCTTGAAGAGTTCTCGGCCAACACCATTAACTACAGCGTAGGTAGCCTTCATAGCAAAGCCAAAGGTATCACGAGTGTTCATTTGGTACGTGTAAGAACCAATACCAAACACAATGTTACCACTAGCAAAGCCCTTGTTAGCTAGACCTTCTAGGATTGCCCTAGCACGAGCAGGAGTAATAGAGTCACCATAGATAAGACCAACGTGCTCATTTACTTGCTTGAAGCCATTATCAGTAAAGGTTCCACCAAAGTTTTCCCACAGTAGTTGAACAGCACCTTTGAACTCAGGAGTACCAGGTTCAGCACTACAGTCACCTACAATGATTTTAACAGGATCCCCGGAGTCAGGGCGAAACACTACCTTGGACATGCCGAAGGCATCACGGCCGCGGTTAAGGATTTCTTCCTTTAGAGAAGGTGCAATAACAGTTAGCACTCCCCACAGGTCCCAAGTATCGGATACGATACTAATAATACCAGAAGGGTACACTTCAGTAATAAGACGCTTGAAGGTAGCAGCCTCATCAACTTCTCCACCCGCTGACATAGTTGAGTGCTCTGTAGCTGGAACAGAGGTTCCAATAAGTTCCTGCTCAGCATTAGCGAAGTAGAAATCCTCAAGGAAGTCAATTGCAGGAATAGTATCCGTTCCTACGAAGGAAAGAAGGTGAGCAGCTCCAGAACGTCCTGCTGACTCAGTTCCATCCATACCACGCATTGAGAAGTCGTGACCCTGAAACTGGACAAACTCGCGAGGCGTACCAGTAATCTGCGCATACTTGTCAAACAGCTTACGATACTCAAAGGCGATAGTTGCGTTGGTACAGGTCTTCCAAACTTCAGAAGAGAGGTAGGTCTCTAGGTAGTTAGTGAGCCAACCGAATT